GAGCAGTCCATTGCGCAGGGTCAGGTTCAGCTCTTAGGTGCTCAAGCGGCAGAGTCGCAGTCACGAGCTACTAAGTATAACACTGAATCTCAATTGGCTCCTACAGAGCTGACGCTGAAGTACAGCGATCAAAACAACGACGGTAAGCTCGACGCAGACTTCGAGAAGCGTGTTAAGACTGCTGAGCTGTTACTGAAGGAAAGGGATATTGCTGTTAAGGAGCGCGCACCGGCCCCACAAGGCCCTCAGATGCCTCCTCAGCCACTTTAACAATAATCAGGTGTCCTTTATAGGGGTTCTCTTAGAATCCCTTAGAGGGCGTTATACAGCCTCCTACAATACATAAAGTGAGACATATTAATGACCATCAATCTTAAGACGCACGACAACGGCTATTACGGCTATCTGAACCAGCAGGTTAAAGATGAGCTAGGCAGTATGCAGGAGTCAGTGCTTACAGACGATCAGCAAGAGATCCTTAACTATTTCTCTTACGACCCCAACACCGAGATCATCACAACTAACAGGGCTATCGAGACTACGCTTAACTCACTGTACCTCGGTAAACAGCACAAGATGTCATCGGGTGCGGAAAACATCTACTTCACTAACCTAGGAAGTGACATCAACTGGTACCCTATGTGGGCAGGTCTTAAGGACCAAAGCCTTGTAGTCAACCAAGGGCCTGATGGGTACATAGCACCGAGCGGTCGGGTTTACTCAGACATGTTCTCCCTACCTTTAGGAGGCGCACCTGATCCTCTGACATCTATTGGCTATTCCGGTGACAACTACTTCGGTGTTAACATCGCAGGCTTAGGCATCACTACAGTAGCCGCAGAGGAAGTAGCGTCGGACGTAGTTTTAGAGTATCGCATCGTAGTCAACGGAGTACAGGTATACTCACAGACTTTACCTAGAGGTGCTCAACAGCGAGCCTCTGGTACCACTATCTATGTAGGTGATACTATCGAGTGGTTCTTTGACCACCCTGTAGACATCGCGGCAGGTACTACCCTCAACGCTTCCATCAACAAGGTAAGACGTGGAGACGGGACTATAGACAACCCAGACGAAGAGTTAGGAGTTTTTCTAGTACGTCAGGGCGACACTGTTGATCCTAATACAGGTCTGTACCGTTATCAAGCTACGGTCCACAACAGACTGTTTGAAGACAAGGACCTAGAGCTGATCTCTCCATACCTAAAGTATCAGACTATGGACTTCGGCGTAGACGCTACGGGCGTGTCTATCCTCTTACGTGACCTCTCCTTGCCAGCAGGCGAGCAGATGCTCATACCCCACAACATCAACACTCTCGAAGCAGTAGCTAACGGCACTACTATCCAGATCAAAGCTAAGGATGGCGCTAAGGTTATCATAGAAGCTCTGCCAGTCAGCGGCGCTAGCATCGACGGCGTATTCGTAAACTCAGTACTCAACAGCGCAGTCACCGAGCTGAACAACCTGTTCACTAACGGACTGAGCTTCGCATCGCAGGGAAACCCCGTAACAGGCTTAGTACTGAGCGGGAATGATCTGACAGTGACTCTGAGCGACGGCGTTTCCTACACAGCCGACGTAACTACTCTAGGGGTAGACACTAACAACTTCGTAGCGAGCGGGACACTCAACGGTACTGACCTTACGTTGACGATGGAAGATGCTACCACTGTCACTATCGACGCCTCTAGTTTAGCGGTAGATGAGGACACAACGATCACGTTCGGTACGCTGGACCCCAACACTAACATACTGACGCTCAACGCTAGCGACAGCAGTACGGTTACTATTGACGTTTCTTCGTTGGCAGTAGACGAGAACTTGTATGTAGAAGCGGGATCGCTAGACGCTAACGGCATCGACATCAACCTAGACATGAGCGACGGAACCACAGTAGTTGTCCCAGTCGGCTCTTTGGCTATCGACAACAACACTACGATTACAAGTGGTACAGTGTCGGGCACTGACATCCTGTTAAACCTTTCGGATGCTTCGATCATCACTATCGACGCTACCTCTCTGTCTGGCGGTACTGGTACAAGCAACCAAGTAGTCAGCGGTGTCGTATCGGGTTCTGACTTGGTACTAACTATGGCGGACGCGACTACGGTTACTATTGACGCTACTAACATGGTTAACGGTTCAGCCCTTACAGCTACTAATGACTCTTGGTTCATCTCCTACGGAGCTAACGCCAACGAGCCAGTCGGTGCTACTACTATGGGAACCACGACAGTCGGCGGGACTCAGCTCAGGCTCCAAGGCCCTTACTACTTCGGTCAGAAGCTGGTACGAGGCGCTGAGTTTAAGTTCAACATGAACGCCGGCAATCAACTACGGCTAGGTATCTGGGACGGTGCAGAAGTGGCCACAGCATACAACGCTAGCCCCTCTATGGCCGACCCTAGCAACTGGAACACCTGCTTCAGCTACGCTAACGGCTCCGGTAAGTTTACTAACTCAAGCAACACAGACATCTCCACGTACAACGCTAACGGCTACTCTGTAACTAACGGCGCTCCTATGTCAATCCGCTTTGGATCTGACGGTCACTTGACGCTGTTAGACTTGACCGGCAACGTAGAGACACTCGTAGGTAGAACTACTATACCGTTGGCTGTTACTGAGTTTAACATGCAGTTTGGTGGCTTTAGCGGCTCAGAATTCCCTAGTGGCATCATCGACACTACTTCTTTCCTGTGGGAGATAGTGCACGACTTCGCTAACACGGAAGCGGGAGTCATTAACGGAATCCTAGATCACACGGTCATCAAGTCTGCTATCTCTATCCAAGCGGGCGAGAAGATTATGTTCATGCTTGACGAAGTAGGTCAGGGTGATTTCTTCGGCACTGGGTACTCAAACGCGGCTACGGGCATCGCGACTGCTGAGGAGCAACTGGACAACACGTTCATCTACCAGACTAACGAAGCTATCGTCTTCGATACAGCAGTAGGTGTTTCGGATTGGAACGCTAACGTCAACGCTACGTCAGCCACAGGTGGTTATTTCTACTCCGCAAACCTAAATCAATACAGAGACGGTGGCGGTGCCGGTACGATACAGGGTATGTTCTCGTTGCGGTTTACTGCCGACGGTGACTTGACTCTGTTCGATGAAGACAAGGGACACAAGATAGCGACGGCCAAGCAGGCCCCTGCTGTTGGTAGTTCAGTGCACTTGTTCTTTGGCGTTAAGGGCAACCGAGCGTACTACTCAATTCCTGTAATCTCTAAGCAGTCAATTGTGTCAACCTCACAGCCAATTATTAGCTTTGCACCTGACGTTTCAGACCAGACCTTCACCATCGAGGAAGGTGCCTCGTTCTCCTCTACTATAGCACTGGACTCAGGTAGTGACATTGTAAACATGTATGGTGAGTCAGACGCTCCTTCGTGGGCTGTACTGAACCAATCAACTGGCGAGTTCCTAGGGACTGCTCCAGCGTTTACAGGTTCATCTGACGACTACGTTGTAAACTGTAAGGCGGCTAACGCCATCGGTGGCATCACAAACTTCACAGTGACCTTCACGGTTACAGAACTGGCCTATACCAACACTAAGTCTTTGGACTTCAACGGCACTAGTACGTGGCTACAAGGCAACCCTGTCAACATGACAGCAATGGAGCGAGCTACTAACGGCGACGGAGAAGCGTGGACTGTCTCAATGTGGGTTAAGCCTTCGTCTACAACAGCCACACAAGCTCTGCTAGTCTATGGAGCTGGTGACGACTACAACGGTGGGGCTATTACGTTCAAGCAACAATCTGGTACCTCCTTCGTACTGAACTACGGTACAGTATACGACCAGATCCTCCTCGTGGCTCCTAGTGTCTTTACTGCCAATACGTGGGTTCACTTGATGGTGGCGTTCGACGGCGGCACTACCGGAAATGTCTCCAACGATGTGGCTGACTACTACAGTCGGTTCAACATATACGTCAACGGAGTGCTTCAGAGTCCTGTCGGAGCCAACGTCAATAGCGGATACACTGGCGCAATCAGCGGAGCTAACCCAAGTGACAACATCTTCAGAATAGGTAGACAGAGCAACGTCCACAACAACTACTCTGAAGCTGTCGTTAACCAGATCGCTATCTGGGACACGGATCAGTCAGCTAACGTAGCCACTATCTACAACAGCGGAGCTACTCAGGACCTTAGCGATCTAGCCGCGGCTCCTACACACTACTACGAGATCGAGACTTCTGTAACTAGCATACCTGACCTTATTGGCTCAGCGGACTTAACTGGTTACAACTTCGCAAACTCTGATCTAGTAACTGACACTCCATAAGAGGAAGAAGTAATGGCTACGCCACGAAAAGGTAAGGCCAAGGTGAAGGTCACAGCTAGCGGCAAGAAGGTTAGCTATGGCCAAGCCGGAAAGGCTAAGGACGGAGGCCCTAGAGTTAAAGCCGGAACAAGCAAAGGGGATAGCTACTGCGCTCGCTCTGCTGGAATCAAGAAGGGCCTCTCCAAGAAGAAGCAGAACGACCCCAATACACCCAACAACCTGTCACGTAAGCGATGGAAGTGTAAGGGGACGAAGAGTTCGAAGTAGATTGACAAGGGAACACCCCTGAGGTAAAATAGGCATTGAGGCTCTTTATGGGCCTCTTCCTCTTATCCCCACAATACGCCCACAGGGAGAACGTATGGTACGCAATGTAACAGTCAAGGAACTCGATGAGTGCCTTACTCAGCTTAACGGCATCCTAGCCAAGCTGGCTTCAAGAATAGAAAGCCTAGAGGAGGCAGTCAAAGCCCAACCCTCACCAAAGCCAACTACTCGTAAGACAGCCACTAAAGGAGATGCCTAATGAATGAGCAAGAGAAGTATTATGACACCGCCCGTGAATTGTTTAACACAGAAGGCTGGCAGAATTTTATTAAAGATTTAGAGAACAACGTCGCTAGCATCCGAGTCGAGAACATCGACGACGACAAGGGCTTCTGGATTGCTAAGGGTCAGCTTAATGTCCTACACAGCATCCTAGGCTACGAGAACATGCTCAGAGCGGCAGAAGAGACAGCAGAGGAAGACGATGCGGAAGATCTATGATGCCCGCTGTTCTGCTGGACACGTAACTGAAGTGTTTGGCTATTCAGATGAAACTTTCCGGTGCGGAGAATGTAATCTGGAAGCCAAGCGCATCATAAGCCCGATCAGATGTCAGCTCGAAGGTGTCTCTGGGGATTTCCCAGATGCCGCCGCTAAGTGGGCAAGGCGTCATGAGAAGGCGGCAAGACGTGGGGATAACGGTTAAGCCAACTGCCTCACATTCCTTTTACCGATAACCCTTACAGGACCGGAGATACTTAATGGCTAAGATAATTGACACCGACGTAACAGAACAGGAAGATAACTCTACTGAGTACGCCTCACTCACTGAGGAGCAACCCTCACAGGAAGCTCCAGCCGAACCTGCGGAAGCGGCCACGGAAGCAGTAGTAGAATCAGAGGTAGTTGAGGAGGAATCGGAAGACCTTCCCGAGAAGTACAAAGGTAAAAGTGCCGCAGAGTTAGCGCGTATGCACCAGAACCTAGAATCGTTAATGGGCAAGCAGTCGTCAGAAGTTGGCGAGTTACGCAAGGCCGTTGACCAGCTAGTTCAAAGCAACATGCAAACTCAAGCGACAGCATCAACCGCACCGGAACCCATAGATGATAGTGATTTCTTTACGAATCCTAGGGAAGCGGTAGAACGATTAATCGCAGAAAACCCAACACTTCAAAGTGCGCAGTTAGCGGCTACTGAGATGTCTAAACAGCAAGCACTAGCTACACTACAGAATGCTCATCCGGATATGAATAAGATTGTCTCCGACGCAGGTTTCCAGAAATGGGTCAGCGACAGTAAGATTCGTACTGAGATGTTCCGCAAGGCCGATCAACAGTATGACTTTGAGCAAGCCAACGAACTGTTTAGCCTCTGGAAAGAGCGCAAGACAACCGTTACGCAAGCGAAAGCCGTTGAGAAGCTAGCTCAGAAGCAACAACTGAAGCGGGCGTCTACTGGATCAGCAAGGGCAAACCCAGAGGGGAAAGCTGTAAAGAAGGTCTATCGTCGTCGTGACATTATCGACCTCATGAATCGTGACCCCAAGCGGTATCAAGCAATGCAGTCTGAAATCATGCTTGCTTACCAAGAAGGTCGCGTTAAGTAAACTCTAACAGCCCTACGGGGCATTTTAACCTTTAAGGAATATCACCATGGCACTTGGTACTAACCATGTAACAAACACAACTGCGGCGACTTTCATCCCAGAAATCTGGTCAGATGAAATCATCGCGGCATACGAGAACGCACTTGTCGTTAAGCCTCTTGTTCGCGCTATGAGCATGTCAGGCAAGAAAGGCGACACCGTTCACATCCCTAAGCCTGATCGTGGCGCGGCATCTGCTAAGACTGCTGAGACTGAAGTAAACCTCATCGCTGGTTCTACTGGCGAGTTGGTTGTTACTATCGACCAGCACTTCGAGTACAGCCGCCTGATCGAAGACATCACTGACGTTCAAGCTCTTAACAGCCTCCGTTCTTTCTACACTGAAGACGCTGGTTATGCGCTTGCTAAGAAAGTTGACGATGCTTTGATTGCTGAAGCCGCTAACTTCACTGCACAGCTTGAGTGTGGCGCTGGTGGTACTGTCGCTTCGGCTGGAGCCGCTGTTGCATTCAACGACGCTTCTTTCCGTGACGCTCTACAGGTCTTGGACGACAACGACGTTCCTATGTCACAGCGTTGCTTCGTAATTCCACCAGCGGTTAAGAACGCTATGCTGGGAATTAGCAACTACATCTCTACAGACTTCGTAACTGGTCGTCCTGTCGAGAATGGCAAGATCGGTTCACTGTACGGCGTAGACATCTTCGTTTCTACTAACCTTCCTACAGTAAACACTGACGAGAAAGCCGCTCTTCTGATGCACAAAGACGCTATGGTCTTTGCTGAGCAGGTTGGCGTTCGCGTACAGACTCAATACAAGCAAGAGTACCTCGCAGACTTGATGACTGCTGACACTCTGTACGGTGTTGAAACTTACCGACCAGAGGCTGGTGTAGCTCTGTTCTGCGCTGTATAAGTAGCGTAACTCAAGGGGGCCTTCGGGTCCCCTTTCCCTTATTCCTCTCACCCGCATAGGTTATAAACATGGCAACGATAAAGCTCAAGAACGGCTCAGGCGCTCCTCTCGCCTCTGACTTAGTGCAGGGTGAGCCCGCCCTCGATTTAACTAACAAGCGACTCTACACTGAAGATACACTAGGCGCTGTAATCGAAGTAGGCGTAAACCCAACAGAATTAAACGTAACCAACAACATCGTCGTAGGCGGTACTGTTGACGGGCGCGACATCGCGACTGACGGTACTAAGCTGGACACAGTAGAGACTAACGCTGACGTAACAGACACAACTAACGTCACTGCCGCTGGTGCCTTGATGGACAGCGAATTGACTAGCGAAGCAAGCGTTAAGGCTTTGAACCAAGGTGTTGCCACTACGGACTCCCCTACCTTTGCTGGCCTTACGACTACAGCAGACGTGTCCTTCGGTGACAACGACAAGGCTATCTTCGGTGATAGCTCTGACCTACAGATTTTCCATAACGGGACACACAGCTATGTTACAGAAAACGGAACAGGTGATTTAAAACTGTACGGGGCTAATGTTGAGATAGGTAACCCATCGGGCTTTAAAAACTTCAGAGGGCAAAGCGGCGGCGCTTCTACTGTCTATTACAACAACGCCGAAAAACTAGCCACAACCTCCACAGGCATCGACGTTACTGGCGTTATCACCACAGACGGTATGACTACCTCTGCTGACATTAATTTTGGTGACAACGACAAGGCAGTGTTTGGTGCTGGCTCTGACCTACAGATTTTTCATGATGGCGATAATAGTCGTATATTGGACCAAGGCACAGGCTCTCTCATTGTGCGCTCTAATCAGCTACAAATACAAAGCCCTGCAGGTGAGACTTTAGCTAACTTTAATCAGGACAGCGATGTTCAGCTACGCTACAACAATGCTCAAAAACTAGCCACCACCTCCACAGGAATCGACGTGTCAGGTAC